GTACAAGCGCGTCTGTAACCAATAGCGGCACATCCTCTGCTGCCACATTCAATTTCACCATTCCTCGTGGCGACACTGGTGCAACTGGTCCAACGGGTGCAACTGGACCTACTGGCGCTCCCGGCCCTACAGGTCCGACTGGCTTGACTGGTGGCCCCGGACCTACTGGACCAACAGGCTTAACAGGCTCTCCCGGACCGACTGGCCCGACTGGACCTACAGGCCTACAGGGTCCACAAGGCATTCAAGGCATTCAAGGCAACACTGGACCAACAGGACCTACAGGCCCGACTGGGCCGACTGGCGCAAGCGGAGCAACGGTTGTTAGGGCGTGGGTTAACTTTGACGGCACAACAGCAGGCATTCGAGCCAGCCTTAATGTCTCAAGCATTACATATCATGGCACAGGTGATTACACAATTAACTTTTCGGCGGCACTGGCTAATAGCAATTATTCTGTTGTGAGTTGGTGCGGCGCAGGAACGGGCACTGGAACTACTAGCGGGTATTTTTGTAGCGGCACAGACGCATCAAACACTCGTTCTGCAAGCTCATTTAGAGTTGCAACTTGGGCCGTTGGTAACGGGCACTTGAGACGAGATGTGTCGCAAGTAAACTTGGGAGTTTTTCTTTGAAAGAGAATTATGAATAAACTAATCATTTACCTACAAGACAATAACACCCCGGCGATAATATGCCCCACTGAGGATGCGCTTAAAAAATACGGCATTATGGCTATTGCCGTCAAAGATGTCCCAGAGGATAAGCCTTTCAAAATTATTGACGCAAGTGATTTGCCATTAAACGTACCTCAATCAGCGTGGGCCGTTTCTGAATCTGATCTTACAGACGGCGTGGGCGGCAAAATTAAATCATTTTTCGTGGTGGGTGTATGAGCATTGTTCGTGTTGACGTAAACAAATTACGTGAAATAACCAAAGAGCGTCTTAGAAATGAACGATTGTCTTTGTTGGCTGGACAAGATGTGTTGTTTCAACGTGCGCTAGAAACAGGCGCAGATACTTCTGCCATAGTTGCTGAAAAACAAAGGCTACGCGATTTACCGACTTTGGTAGATAGCGCGCAAACGCTTGAAGAAATACTCTCTATAAAAGCCGAAGGTTAAAAATGAGTCACTTGCCAATTTGGTACATAGGAAACATCCCGACAGACGTATGCGATGCGGCTGTTCGGGAGTTCATGACAATAGAGCCGCAGGAAGCCGCTATGGGTACTGCTGGCGAACATCAAGACAAGACCCATCGTGACACTGTGCTGCGGTTTGCTCCAACAAATCATTGGTTTGGCGGCATCATGTATGAGCATGGCATGGCAGCAAACAAGATCAATGCTTGGGACTACGACATTACAGGCCATGAGAACGTCCAATTCGGCTCATACGGCCCTGCTGGACACTATGGCTGGCACACAGACATATTCCCGCTTTGTGGCCTGCCTATGGAGCGCAAAGTCAGCGTCATTTGTTTGCTGTCTGACCCATCTGAATATACGGGTGGAGAGCTTCAAATTAAGCTGTACCAAGAATATACTGCCGACCTGAAGAAAGGCGACATGATCGCCTTCCCTTCCATGTTGGAGCATAGAGTTGTGCCAATCCAATCTGGCACAAGGAATTCCGCTGTTATCTGGTTGAACGGCCCAAGGATGAGATGATGAACACGATTGACGCAACAGAAGCACGACTGTCAACGCACGAGGAAGTGTGTGCTATTCGTTACGAGCAGATCAATGCAAGACTGAAGCGCATTGAGGGCATCATGCTTAAAACAGCAGGCGTGATGCTTTTGTCAATGGGTGGCACGATTTTCTCTGCCGTCTGGATTCTGAAATGAAAGATTGGGCCGTTAGCTTTGTTGCTGCGGCCCTTCTCGTTGGCCTTGTCATTTGGTGCGTCAAGGTTTTTGTTGAGGTGATGCGATGATTGCTGAAATTGCTGCTGCTAATGCGGCCTTTGCTGTAATAAAAGGCGCTTTGGCTAACGGCAAAGAGCTTCATCAGCTTGGGTCGCGGGTCTTTGACTATTTTGACAACAAGGCCAAGATTCAAGAGAACGCCACTAAGAAGGGTGGCGGCTCTGATCTTGCTGAGTTTATGGCGCTAGAACAGTTGCACCAGCAGGAAGAAGAGCTGCGTGAGCGCATGGTCTACGCTGGCAGGCCGGGAATGTGGAACGACTGGCAGAAGTTCCAAGCGCAAGCTGCCCGTAAGCGCAGAGAAAATGCTGAAGCAGAAAAGCGCGAGAAGGCCCGTAAAGCAAGGCGACTTGCTGAATTGACTGAGTACATTGCAATTGGCATGGCGTCCGTGGTCTTGGCTGCTTTGATAATCTACGGCATTGTGCTGTACATGAAGCACTTGAGATGAGTGACGAAAAGCTAAACGCCAACACAACCTTAGACAAAGTGCTTGGGTATGTGGACTCGCCGTTCAAGCTGTTTGCCATCCTTGTGATGGGCGTTGTTGCTTTCGCTGGATACTTCCTGTGGCAGAACCAAGAATTCATGTTTGACGCCTACAAGGAATCTAAGAAGCTACCAGAGATAAACACATCAAGGGCAGATGACGCAAGTTCGATGCTGCTCAAGAAAACGGGCGCTACTGTTGTTGCTGTGTTTAAGGTCAACCCGTTGTTCAACAGTCGTGTGCTGTACAGGGCATACACCAAGGACGGCAGGGACAAGGCCATTGAAGACATTGACGTTGGCCTGTTCAGTCAGAACCCGTCCAACAACTCAGACGTTGTGCGATTGATGACCAACGAGATACCTTGCGGAGAGTATCGCTACGCACAGTCCGAGGTTGGTCTGTGGTACTTGGAAAAAGGGGTTGGTTTTACTTGCCGTGTCAGCGTGCCACCAGACAGCCATAGGTTTGTTGGTCAAGTCACAGTGGGATGGGCAGAGCAGCCGCAAGACATCCAACAAGTCAAATTCATGCTGGAGATTGCCAGCGCCATGTTAACTAAGAGAGGTAACTGATGCTTTCACTATTTTCAACTCTTGGAGGTCTTCTGATTTCCGGCCTGCCAAAACTGCTGGAATACTTTCAGAACAAGGCAGATCAAAAGCACGAACTGGCTTTGGCTGCTGTGCAAACAGAACGCGAACTGGCTTTGGCTGCTGCTGGCTTTGCCGCACAAGTCAAGGTGGAAGAGATTCGCACTGAGCAAGTGGCAATGGAGACTGACGCCAAGATGACCGAGGCGGCTCTGGCTCACGATGCCAAGGTGCTTGAGAAGGCCGCTTCATGGGTATCCAGCTACGTTGGCACTGTGCGTCCTACAGTGACCTACATCTTTGTGTTGGAGCTTGTAGCAATCAATGCCTTCATGGCTTGGTATCTGTATCAGCAGCCCGGATTGATTAACAGCATTGACGATGTGATTCGTTACTCGGACATCATCTTTAGCTCTGACGAAATGGCAATGCTTGGCGGCATCATTGGCTTTTGGTTTGGCTCTCGCGGCTGGAGCAAAAAGTGAAGCTGTCCAAGGCGGGTGAAGACCTGATGCACAGGTTTGAGGGGTTTAGGAATAAGCCCTACCTCTGCCCTGCTCACATCTGGACGATTGGCTACGGCCACGTGCTGCACCAAGAGCAAATCAGATTGCCTGTGGTGCGTGTGCCTGATAAGCACACACCAATGATACGCAAAGAAATGCCGCTGAAGCCGGAGGACAACCGTGTCTGGTCCAAAGAGGAAATCAACAAACTATTCTCTGATGACATCGCAACTTTTGAACGTGGTGTTCTACGACTTGTTCCCGGCGTGGTTGGCCGTCAAGGCAGCTTTGACGCTCTTGTCTCTATTTCCTACAATTTTGGACTAGGCAACCTCCAACGCTCTACCATCCGTATGAAGGCTAATAGAGGCGATTGGGAGGGTGCTGCGGAGGCTTTTATGGCATGGACTAAGGGTGGTGGCAAAGTCCTGCCCGGACTTGTTAAACGGCGTCAGGCAGAGATTGCCTTATTCCTTCAAGAGTGAAATTGGAATGTAGGAGCAAGCCTCTGATGCGCTTGTCTCTACAGTCACAACTGGAGTGCGTGGTCCAGTCACTTGTTCAGGGTGACTGAGCCAACGCTTGCAGTTTTTGCAGTGGCTGTCAGGCATCTCTGGCTCACAGCGACACACATCAAACAGCAGGGGTGTCATCGCTCAACGCCTTGCAAACGGTCTGCAACCAGTTGAGCATATCCAGCAATGTCAACCCAAGAGTCAGCATAGTCTGGATCGCCGTTCACAATTCTCGCCAGCTTGTGACAGATCATTTCTAAGGCTTCAAGTTGATCTGCATCAGGATCAACTTTGCTTACGGTTTCCATGTGGCGATAAAGCGCCTGTTTGAGTTCTTGGGCAATGGCCGCATGATCTTTAAACTTGCCATAACGCTTGCCTCGCTCATCAAGGATTTCTGTAATCATTATTCAGCCTTGATAAAAATGCCTTCTGGCGACAAATGACCTTTTCGATCTTTGATTTGCTCATAAGCGTGTTCAAAACACTTTACAAGGTCAAGATCGGCAGTGGCGCAACCCATCACAAGGGTAACAAGAATATCGCCGTATGCGTCAATCATGGCCTCGCGGTCATTGACTGCAATTGCTTGCAGCAACTCGCCAACTTCTTCAAGCGTCTTGATGGCTTGCGCTCGTGGATTGCTGTGCTGAACAATCTGACGAGCCTCGCCCCATCTCACAACTTTCATTTCAATGTCTGCGTAGCTCATGCTTGTTCCAGTGGCAAAGTATCTTGTTCTTGACGCAAAGCGGTTTCAACAGAAGCGCCTTTAGTTACAAGGTCAACCAGTTCGTCTTGTGTTGGGACTTGAACCTTGATGATGCCTTGAGCAACGTGGTTCAGGGCTTGTGCGCGAGTGTTGGCGCGAACAAGGCGGGTTTCTTGGCCGTAGCCAACGATATAAATGCGGGACATATTTTCTCCTGTGGTTAAAAAAATGGGTGGGCTTACTCGCTGCCTCTGCGCTGTGGGCAGGGAAGTCTCCCCACAGTCGGGACTCACCCCCGTTGCAGCATCCGCTTTCGGCCCGAAAATCAGAAGCAGGTTGTGGTGCAGTTTCCAGCGCCGTAGCAGCAAGTGGTGCAAGTAATCATACGGCTACCCTGAATGATTGTGTGGGTGGTGCAAGTTGCCCACACTGCTGTGGCAGATGCGGCAAGCGTAAGAGCAATGATGATTTTTTTCATTTGTTTCTTTAAGTTAAAAGGGGATGTCATCATCCATGTTTTCAAAGCCACTGCCTTGATTCTTTGGCTTTGCTGCTTGTGGTGTCGGTCCGTCTTTGCGGCCACCTTGCAAAGCAACATCGTTGACGCGAACGTCTGTACTTAACTTTTCAACACCGTTCTTGTCAGTGTATTTGCGCTGGCTTACGTTGCCAGTAACAGTCACGGCCTGACCTTTTGTAAGGTACTGAGCCAATGACTCTGCGCGTTTGCCAAATAATTGGCAGTTCCACCAAATAGCATCTTTGTCTTTGCCTTGACTGTCTGCAATAGAAAAGTTTGCTACAGCATCGCCGTTAGGCAAATACCTTACTTCAGCGTCACGCCCAAGCTGACCAGCAATTGTTAGACTATTCATAGATTTCCTTCATGCTCTTTCGAGATTTGTTTGATGATTTGTTCATAGAACTTGTTTGCCTCCTCTACCTTCTTTTTTATTTTGTCCTCTAACGCCATGTCGCGTTTGTAAAGAACTCTTGTAACCCGCAACTCGGGTGTAATGTGGTCAACATTGTGGATGGCTGGATTCTCATAACCAATCAAATGCTGTGGCGTAGACACCAAGCAATAGTCAATCTCAAACTCATCCATGTCCCACAACATCATGTACGCCCTGCCCTGCCATTCGTAGGTCTTATCTTCACCTTGAGAGGCAAGCACAGGAAAAGTTGACAACGACCATGATGACTTGATGTCGTGAATTTTGTTGTTGCCAACAATGTCGCATTCACCAGTAATCCAATCATTTGTCTTGCGCTCAGTGTTCTTGACAAAGTTGGTGAACAGCACGGAGTTAAGAAGCTCAATAGATTGATCCTCAACTTCAAGTCCTTTTGTCATGTACTTTGAAGTGATGATTTCGTCATAGCCGTAGATAAATTCTTTGGCCTGTTTGATGATGGCTGTCTTAGCTCCAACAGACAAAGTTTCGTCTTTGCCTTTTGGATCAGTCATGATTTCAGCAAGTGATGATGCTCTAAATTTAAGCATTTGCTAAAGCCTGTACCAATGCAGATTCTTGTTCTGCTGTCAAAGTAAACGTGTCACGCAGTTGTTCAACCGTATATTCTTTTGCAATGATTTTTTGTACTGCGTTATTGAATCGGCTGTTGGTTAATTCTGGTTTTTTAACCTCTTGTGGTGCTTGGTCAGCGTCATTGTCGCCTTCTGTTGGGATAGAAAACGCCATCAACATTGCGTACTTGTGAGCCGCCGACATTGCTTTGTTGGTTGCTTTGTCGCCTGAATCCATTGCTTCACCATAACTTTTTACAGTGTGTCTTGTTCCATCTTCACTTGAAACAAAATCAAATTCAGCTTCAACTGTTACGTAGTGCATTGAGCCGCCACTCTTTGTTTCAGCCAATCTAAGATCGCGTGAAAGGATGCGAGGCAAAACACAAAGATTGTTTTCGGCAAGGATTGATGACAACACGTTGTAAACGTCATCAATAGATCGAAACTTGTAGCCTTGGGCTTGATTTTTACGATCTTTGCCAATGCCTTGCTTTGCAAGTTCAGCTTGGACCTTATTGATTGCTTGATAAACTTTCATTGCACCCTCGAAATTTGTTTGGCTAACAACCATTTGTCGCCAAGAAAGCGGATTGATTTAATCCATTGACGGCAGTTGTGCCGCTGAATGTGTGTTGGCACACCATCTACGCAATACAAGCCGCGAACCCGTGTAAGAAATGTTGTGTTCATACTGTACCTTTCTTTTTAGGCCATCCAAGTTTGGACAAATCGGAGACTACGTTTGCAAGTGCTGGCAAATTCTTTGACATGGGTGCGCTTTCTGCCGGGAAATACTTTTCAAACTCCGGCAAACGATCCATCAAGGCTTTGCGTGTAGTGCAGCTATCAATGGCGCCATACAGTTTTGCTTGGGCATTGTGACGCGCAGTATCTTCTTCTCTGTATGGTTTAAGAATTTCTTCAAGCACTTTTTCGTCAACGTCACCAACAATTAAATAGCGGGAATCGTATCTGTCGTTGCAAACAAGGTCGCCAACATGGCTTGTGCGTAGTGCGCCGGGAAAATCTTTAAACAGCTTGCGTACAGCAGGGTTCATGGCTTTAACAATAGCCGCTTGTATGTCATTGCGGCGTTTGTCTTTGTCAGGTTTAGGTACGTCTGCCATGATGGCCCTGACAATTTCATTTCGGTCGTATTTTGTGATTTTCACTTTAACTCCTGTCTTGTTGAGCCTCAATGTTATGACGCATCAAACAAAAAAAATATTAGGACATACCCTAATAGACAAGCTGGTCAACAATGATAACCTCGCCAGCATGACTACACCAGACCAACGCGAAACAGATGCCGCATGGGAGCTTTGCATAGACGCATTGCAAGCCATTAGGCAATACACTTTTGATCCCGGCGACTTTGACGCAGCAACAGTTGCAGTCTTGTGCCGAGCCATTGAATTAACAGCAAAAAAGGAAGTTGAAATATGCTACAAGCAAAGCGGTACTACCTCGACCAACTGAAGCACGGCCCGAAGTCGCACCGAACAATCATGAACAACATGACAAACAAGTTTGAGGTTAGCGCGGCCAAGATAAGGGATGATTTGCTAAAGGAAGGCTTGATTGTTGCCGACCAATACAAGAACATTGGCCTGACAGACAAGCGCAATTACGCCTACAGGCTGACAGGCAAAAAGCTGAATCACGATACGCAGGATGTACAGTGTTGGCCTGATGGACTGGTCAAGTCAACTGGCAACGCCTTTGATTGGCGCAGCAAGGAATGTACGTTGATAAGCAGGCAGGACATTGCCAACGCCAAGAATGCTGGCAGGCCGACTAACTACAACCCGCATCCAATCACCACTTTCTCAAGGGCTTGATTGGTGGTATAGTATTTTGAAACATGGCTAGGGTAGCTCCTGAAAAGACGATTCGTTACCGTCCTGCCTATGTTTCTTTTCAGTAACGATGACCGATAACGTGAGGTGCAAATGCTTTTACAGCCAAAGAATTGGGCCGTCTTTCAACATTACAAAGACCGCTGCCCACCGTGGATCAAACTCCATCGTGACCTACTAAACGACCGTGTATTTATGTGCTTGCCACTTGCTAGCAAGGCGCTAGCACCTTTGCTGTGGTTGCTAGCATCAGAGTCCAAAGACGGTACTTTTGATGGCTCACTGGATGAGCTAGTGTTTCGGTTGCACATCACACCTAAAGACTATCAAGATGGTGTTAAGCCGTTGATTGATAAAGGTTTTTTTGTTGTTGCTAGTGGAGTGCTAGCAGAGTGCTATCAAGATGCTATCCCAGAGAGAGAGGGAGAGACAGAGACAAAGAAAGAGAAAGAGACAAAGAAGAAAGCAACTGTCGTTGCTTGCCCCCCTCAAGTTCAAGAACAGGTTTGGCAAGATTGGTTGACCCTCCGCAAAATGAAGAAGGCTCCAGTAACTGAAACCGTTGTTGAGTCAGCAAAGAAAGAGGCTGTTAAGGCAAATATGTCTTTTAACGACTTCTTGGTTATTTGGTGTCGTAGGGGTTCGCAGGGGCTTGAGGCTGATTGGCTAAAGTCCCATGAAAAGCAATCTTTTGCCCAACAGGCTGCTGACATTGCCCGAACAACAGTCCCTGCCCAACACTCTGGTCCTGACCCTGTGCTGCTCAAGATTGCGGCTGACAGGGAGAAGGCCACGCCAATGCCCGAGCATATTCGTCAACAAATCAACCAAGTTCTGAGGAAAGCATGAGGCCGACACGACAACAAGCAATTCGTGAGTTGCTGAAAAAACATCACTACGGCCTGACACGGCAGCAACTGTCCGACACTTTAAACATTCATGTTGCCAACATCAGCAAAGCCATTAAGGGTATGCCGGACGTTTACGTTGACCGCTGGCAGATGGGGGAACGCAAGTCGTACCAGAAGGTGTATTGCGTGGTTGACGTTCCTGAAGACTGCCCACATCCAAACGATAGGGTTTACGCCAATACCAAACCCAAGACAGTTTGGAGACAATTGCAAGCATGACACGAACATACGCACTCAAAAAGCTGCTTGAACACGGCGAACTGACCAGCAAAGAAATCGAAGAGATTACTTGTTGGACAACAAAACAAGTGTGGGCAAGCATTCAGCGTCTGCAAAAGACAAACATTGTTCGCAAGTACCCGCAGATGAAATGGGGCTTGATTTCGTTGAGGCCATATCCATGACCAGAAGACCAGTATCAGACGAAGGCGACAGGTACATGATTGAATTGGGCGAAGCAAGAGTTTTGCTTTGCACCTATCAGACACTCAAGCGCAGCGTGTTAACTGCTGACCGCATTGAGTACCTTGAAAGACGCTACGGCACTGGATCAGTACAGCGTATTCGTGGCTACATGAAGAAACTACAAGACGGAGAACTTGAATGACCTTTGAGTTGATTTTCAGCGTATCTGGCGACCCTGTTGGCAAACAAAGACCGAGGTTTTCCCGTGGCCGAACATACACGCCAAAGAAGACTGTGGACTACGAGAGGCTTATTGCCGCCAAAGCACTGTCTGCAATGGCTCCAGCAATTCCTGTAGAAACGCCTGTGGCAATTTTTATTTGGATCAACCATGCTATCCCGGCCAGTTACTCAAAAAAGCGCAAGGAAGCCTGTTTAAACGGTTTGGAGTTTCCTAAGAAGCCTGACCTTGACAACGTAGCAAAACTTTACTTGGATGCAATGAACGGCATCGTCTATAAGGATGATGTGCAGGTCATCAAGTTGCGTGTGTCAAAACGCTACGACACCGTTGCCAGTGTTCATGTCTTGGTCAGGGAAGAACTGCCGTGACGCCTGACATGAAAAGCCGCGACCAAGAGAAGCTGTATCACAGCATCATTGGGCAGATTGCCAAGCAAAGCCAGTTGCATGGCAGTCGCTGGAACCAAGAGTCGTGGAAGCGGTTCCTGATTGACCAGTGGGCGCATGAAAGTGGCGAGATGTCCAGCATCAGCAAGGTCATGCCAAGCATTGATGGCGAACGAGTTGTTCAGTTAGGTCATCAAAGCAGACGGTTCACCAAAGAGCAAGCCATGAGCTTTACCGAATGGCTGCTGTATTGGGTCAACACAAATGGAGTCACGATTGAAGACCGCTGAAATTATTCACAAAGGCAAGGTGGCAAGCCTTGGCTGTGCGCTGTGCCATCACTTGTACGGCGACCATGAACCCGGACCTGTTGAACTTCATCACCTGAGAGAAGGCGGTTGGGGCAAAGGCGACTACAAAACGCTGATCCCGTTGTGTGTGGAACATCACAGAGGGGATGAGGGTTTTCACGGACTAGGCAGCAAAGGATTTGTGGCTTACTATGACATCACTCAGCAAGAACTGCTTGAGTGGACACTAAACAAGATAGGACAAACATGACAAACACAATGAGCAACATTTTTGATGAGGTAGAGGCCGACCTTATCAAGCAGTACAAAGCCATTACTCCAAAGCAATTGGAAATTGAGGAACATCGCCGCAAACTTCAGCGTCAATATGAAGCCTCAATTACGCCTATCGAAACAGATGAAGATAGGGCAAACACTGACGAATATCCAGTTGATGAGGATGAGCAATGAACTACGCAGCCATCGCAGCGGCTATGAGAGCCGAAATTGAAGACAGCAAGAAACTGTATATGCCCAACAGCCCCGGCGCATTTGTGCGTGACAGGCTGTTCAAGGAATGCCATTGGGAAGAAGCCACTTGGTTTTGGTCGCACTATTGCAGCCGTAGCTTTGGCGATCCGGGCTTGGACAATCTGTATGTCGAACTTGAGGCACTTGCGGCCAATGAAAAGATGCCCGAGTGGGGAACAAAGGGGACTTGATATGTGGCCGTTTCCAACATTCCCAAACCCTAAAGACACGGGCAACCGAGTCCCTAAATTCAACCCTGACAATCACGAAGAGGCTCCACTGTGAAATACACAATCAACGAACTTGCCAACAGCAAAAGCGTTTCGCAGCCTGTGCGTGAAGCACTGTTGCATATGGAGGCCGTAATCGTGAAGGCAAATGCGCAGGCCGAGCACTTTGAGCGCGAATGGTATTTGCGTGGGGATGAACTCGAAGCCACCAACAGGCAGGTGGAAATCCTGAGCGATGCGCTGGCTGAGTCACGGCGGGAGGTTGACGCCATGATTGCGCTTGCCCGTGCTGATGAGCGTGAGGCGTGTGCAAAGGTGTGTGATGAGCAAGTTGAGAGAAGTCTTGCTGCGGTAGAAAAGACAAAGCGCACCACCGACCATCGTATTTACCGTGCAGCAGCCCAAACAGCAACGTGGAACGCCGCCGCCATCCGAGCAAGGGGAAACACATGAACTGGGAGCTTGAGCAAGAACGTGCGCTGTTTGAAGCGGCCCTCAACAACGCAATTGCATGGCAAAACCGATGCGTTGAGCTGTGGGAAATCATTGAAATGTTTTGCTTGGACGCAGAAGCCATACAAAAGGAAAAGACATGACATTTGAAAACCCAAGGTTTGATGGTTCTGATTACGTCAGGGCAAGAGATGATGTCCGATTGAAGGGCCAATTGCTGCGCGTGTGGGATTGCATGAGCGATGGCAAGTGGAGGACGCTTGGAGAGATTGCCAGATTGACAGGCGATCCAGAGTCCAGTGTCAGCGCACAACTGCGGCATCTACGCAAAGAACGGTTTGGCGCACACACCGTTGAGAAAGAGTACAAAGACTTTGGCTTATTTGAATACAGGCTGATAAAAAATGATCGTGCTTAAAGAAAAGAACGTGGCAAAGAACCCCGTTGCCAGAGCCATTGCAGCACAGCAGCTTAAAAAGCGAATGCTTGACCACCGCATTCAATTGCTGTTGCTGGATGAGGGAACAGACGCACGGTCACACATCCTGCCAATCTCAGACGCCATATTCATCATGGCTTACGCCTACGAACTGATGAAGAAGGAAGATTCGGTTGAGTACAGAAAGCTGAAGTCGGCCATGCTTACACTGACAAACTGCTCAGAAAGAAAGTTTGCTTGGCACAAAGCTGACGCAATCACCATCGACAATGCCATCGGTATTTGCGTGGACAACTGGAAGGCTGTACCTTACGACCTGCTCCAGCACTCAATCAATCACATCTTGGGTACAATGAAATAAAGGAACACTACTATGAAGTTCACCATTAACGAAGCCCCGTCCAATGTGATGGGAGAGTTTGCAATGTGTCTGCTTAACGGCGTGACAGCAGGGCATATCCACCACCTTGGCACTGACAGCTACTCACAGCACATGGCTTTAGGCGAGTTCTACGTTGAACTTGATAAACGTGCTGACAAATTCATGGAAGCCTACCAAGGCCGATACTCGAAAATAATTTTCGCGCAAGAGGCACTTTTTCTGGGGGAAAATGGTTTGGCGCTTGTTCAGTACGTCTGCGACCAAATCGAAAGCTATCGCAAGATGCCCGGATTCCCACAGGACAGCGAACTGCAAAACATCGTGGATGAACTGCTTGACTTGGCAGATTCCACCAAATACAAGCTGAGATTCCTAAAATAATTCCACTTGTCAAGAAACAATCCGGCTGGTATTAGGGTTCGCAAGGACCATTCGACACCAAAGCCAAAGCGTTGGCAGTCTCTCGCGCTGCTTACGCCTCTGGCTACAAAGCACAGAGCAAAGATGTGCTGTCCTACAGGGTTGATGAAGGCTCGTGGAAGCCGCCATCAAATTTGGTCATGAAATTTAAGCGACCCTGACAAAAAATGTTTTTTACGCAATTTTGAGAATTCTCCGGAAAGAGGAATTTTGCCTAGCTCGACTAGGCATTTTTTTCTTCAAAATTTTTTTTCCGAAATGCGTAGTTGGCCTTTAGGGTTTTCTGGCCTTAATTAAGCGTTTCCTTATATAAGCCAAAGGCTATGTGTGTAAGCACTCACTTCACATCAGGGTAAACCCTTGCTACACACGGGTAAACCCTTAAAGGTTAACCCTTAGTTTATCTGGTAGCACAGCCACAGGCAGACCAGCAGCAGACCACAGACTAGACCACGCCACCACAGCAGGCCATGCAAGCCACACAGCAGGCTGTTTTGTGTGTGCCTGTAGGGTAGTGGCTTGATACCCTAAAAATGCCTTGTAGGCCATCACATCAAGAAGTGTGCGCTCACTTACATAGCAGACCCAAAAAAACCCGGACAGATGCCGGATTTTCTTGGGTTTACCTAGTCAGACCAGACACCAAAAGTCTGCACTCTCTACCTGTCTTGGCTTTTGATTATCAGGGCCATTTAAAAGGAAGACATCCAAAGACCCACAGGCATAAATAGCGTCAACAATATAAAGCTGCACAGGCTGACCAGAATCTGCCAAGCAGACCCCGACAGAGTTAACAGAGATTTTGACTCTGCTTTTGTTTTCGTTCATCTCTTGCACTTCAATATCTAAATCAGAAAAATAACTCATTTGGAAATCTCCTCATTAAAAACTGGCGTCCATCCATAGCAAATAATTTTCTCAATGGCTTTAAATTGTCTTGGATTAATCTCTATCAATTTTGTCTTTCCCTGTGGTGTTTTAATCTGTAATTGAATCTTCCCATTCATTGATATTTCATTAACTGGAAAAGGCACAACCCGCAAAAACTCGTGCTCGTTATTAGAAAATATTGATCTGTAGTGTTTAGACATTTTATATTCTCCTATTAATGCAACTCATAAGACACAGGCACAGCAGACCAGCAGGCTCTGCACTCTTTGCACTCCCCCCCCTGCTGTGGTGCTTTGCATGGTTCGCCAATAGGTGTTTTGGTATGGACATTAGACACAGTGATATTTTTAATACCCTGTAAACTGCTTGGCACTTTTACAGGCTGGTCTGGATACATAGCAGACAGTCTGATAATCAGGTTATCAGGGATGCTGCCATGTTTAGCCACATACTCTTTAACCATTGAATATTCTCTTGTTGGCAACCAGTGCAGGGTGTCTGGTGTCTCTGCTGCCACCTGTGCAATTTTCTCCAGGTGCCAAAGACCCTGCAAATCTCCACTGTCGTGCCACCTAAAGAAAGCATCAGACCCGATTAGAGCCACCATAGAAGAAACCCAGTATTCACTAGTCAGAGAATCCAGTCTGGCGTGTTGTGCTGGTTGGATGGTCTTGGCATACATAGAGTAAAAGCCTTTATCGGCATAACAGGTGGAGCAGATGCTGCCTTTAATCTGTGCCATTTTAAAACCTGTTTTACAGGCCAAAGTAGGCAGAGAATATGATTTACAGGGCATCTTAGAAGTCTGAGTTAATCCACCATTAATAGTGGCAGCTTCTTTTTTAAGCATAATTACTTTTTGCATTTTGTCTTCTCTTGTGTTGATTTGTGGGTTAAAGAATCAGAATAAATATAATGGCAAAGCCAGCAGCAAAGCCCAAGCCCAAAGTTAAAACAGCTTCAATTAGAGTATTCAGCATTTCATTTCCTTAATATGTCAGGATGTCAAAGTAAGCCAGTGCAAAGCCAGCAAAGACCAAGCCCAAAGCCACAGCAAAACAAAAGTCAATCAGTTTCTCTTTCATTTCAGTTTCTCCTTTAAATAGTTGCTTCATAAATTTCTGACCACTCATCCATAAATGATGTACAGGCGTGGTCCATCACTGTTTCATCATCTTCAAGGCCAAAGGCAGACACTAAAGCCCATCCAATAACAGCCTCTTTTTGCCGGATTCTCAACTGTGCTTCTTCCACTGATTCAATGGCATCAATGATGGCCTTGTAACCAGTGCTTCTTTTAACTTGCCACTCTTCACCATCCCACACAGAGACAGTGCAACCCATAGACAAGGCGTGTTTGATTAAGTGCTTGTAGGCTTTCATTTCATTCTCCTTTGATTAAGTCTGTCAAGGCACAGGACTGCTGCAACCTGCTTGGCTGTGTTGCCCATTTGTTGAGGGTGTCATATGCGTCTTGTTTATCGTCTGTGTGGTAATCGGCATTTACCAGCAGTTTGCCATCCTCATAAAACTTAACGACATATTCATTCCACTCTGCGTTTCTATACAGAGTGGCTTTAAAGCCTTGACCGTTATCAATACCAAGAATTTTTCTCATGTTCTTCTCCTTATTTGCCAGAGGCATAGTGGTGCAGGGTTTTTACATAGTCGCGGAAAGACTTGTGGGCTTTAGCGTTGTGATACCAAGCCACCACCACAGTGCCAGACTTCCTGACACCTAAGAAGATGCCCTTATTGTCTTTAGACCCTGCATAGACCCATTGACCTGTCTGGATGTGCTTATAGAAGGCATCGGGCATGGCCCACACGTTGAAAGCTGGTTGATATTTCATGATGTTTTCTCCTTAAAGGTTTGAAGTTACAGGGGGGAATAGTTGCCAGAGTCATAAGCTGTTAGCACTGCTTCACCAATAAGCTCAGGGGGAAACAAGACAGTTTCAACACGGCCAGAGATGTGGCGTGATGCGTCCACAAATGTGGCAGTGATGTCAATCAAGCCAAATTCGTCTGTGTTCTTCTTTTCCACAGTGATGACCAGCACTTGAGGTGCGTCATAGGTGCGACCAGTGGCGAAATGAAAGGGGGCATATTCGAGGTTTGACATTAAGAAGCTCCTATATAGAAAGATGGAAGCTCTATTGCAACACAGGACAGGGTAGTTATCAACAAAAAACTATGCTTTCTTGTCTCTTTTCAGCACAGGCCCACAGAAGGCCTTTAAAGCCCTTTTAAGGCGTTTTTGGCTTTTCCCATACTTACCCATTGGAAAAAGTTATCCACACCAGTAGTGTTATCCATCCACAGATTTGGGTCTTATATAAGACTGACAAGCTGTGTATAACTCTGGCCCACATCTTGCACAGGAGTGGATAACTTTGATGTGTGTGGGTAACTTGTGGATAATTGCCATATGCCTATGACACCACCAGCACAGTGCAGCAAGTACAGGTGCAAACACCCATCCATAAAAGGCAGCGTGTTCTGCCTAGAGCATTCACCGCCTAAGACCACCACACAGGACAGGCAGCGATTCAATGCCCATTACAAAACAGCAGCATGGAAAACCCAAAGGGCCATTCAGTTATCTAAACAGCCACTTTGCCAAGCCTGTTTATTGAATAACCACATCACACAGGCAGAGCATATTGACCACCTCTTTGCATGGTCTGCACTTGGCGAATATGCCTTCAAGCTAAACATATTCCAAAGCCTGTGCGAATCTCACCATTCATTTAAAACAGGCCTTGAATCAAAGGGCATATTCAGGCATTACACAGTTAATGGTGAGGTGGATTATTCATTATCCGATTATCACTCTGTAATCACTTCTTGCTAATATCTACCTATATGCCTGTGCATCCATACAGGTAACACCCTATAATGTAATGCTTGTGTTTGCAATACAACACCATCAAGCACTTGCACCTGTCAAATACTAGTACCACAGGCTTACCAGATGGCCGTTTGAGAACTAAAAGTACAC